CTTTTTGCATTATCTAATATTATTTACTAAGCTAAATGACTTTTCAAAATTCATTGTATAATTAATTAGTCTATCATTTAAACCAGTCTTGTAAGTAAATGAGCTTTCTTTTAAATTAACAGGATAGATTGTGTTAGTTGAATCAGTTAGCCAAACATATTCGCTGACCATTAACTCCTCAAAATAAACATTAGTCAACTCGCTAACAAAACCAGTATTTAAAGAAACGCTTTCAGTAGCATTTGAATTAAAAGTTTTCTTTGCGTGTGCTGTTGTCGAATAAGTATTATAAGTAATTGTTTCTTGACAGTCTGAACCCTCTTCTGGTGGCTCTAAATGAACACTTCTTGCTTTGAATATACTTGCATTAAAGTTTTCACTTCTTGACTCTAAACTATCAGTTGACTTTTTAAAGAAAAATAAATCTTGTGTTGCTCCCCATCTATTAATAAAAGATAATTTATTTACAGGGTATTTACACTCAGAAATTCTTTTTAAAGTTAATGTTATAGAAAGGTCGTCGCCATAATATACAATTACACTATCAACTTCGACTGCTGATGTATTAGTATATTGAACATATCTAATCTTTTGGTTTTGGTTCCCATTGTCAGTAACTGAATCTGTTTGAACTACTGCTGCGCCTCTTTTCCATTGTAGTGATGTAGCTTGCTCTACGTTTACTGGAATAGTTATTCTACTGCCTTCATGATATTCAAAGTGTGTACCACTAAGCATTACTACAGGCTCAGTTGTATAGTTAGCACCATCTTTAAAATGATTGTAACCCTCTTGAGCTAAATAAGTGTTAGAAGTTATTGAAGCACTATCCACTAAAGAACCATCTGCTTGTCTTGGAGATGTTGCAACAGTTACCCAAATAGATTGTTTGTATGCTGAGGCAGAATAAACTCCAGTAAATACTTGAACAATATGGTCATTTACTATTTCGCTAATATCTACACTAACAGAGTCTTCGCTTCCAAGTGGTTTTTTTTGTAGTGAATAGGCTGCATATAAATCGTCGCATTGTTCTGTTGAATTACTTAAACCACCAAATACAGTTATATTAATTTGAAAGTAACTTAACTCGCTATTAGTTTCTTGTGGTGTCCTTATAAAGAAAGGGCTTCTTGTTCTTATTATTGTACTCATTCTATTTCTAAATTATCGTTTAAAAATCCTTCTAACATTTCATCCTCAAACAGTGGCAATGCCTCCTCAAATGGTTTTGTAAAAAACAAACTTGCTCTAATTCCTTTTCTAAATATGCTGTTTGCTATTATGTAACTTAATGACTTTCTTGTAATAAATCTACCAGTTTTTTTATCTCTACCTTGTATGTTAGATTGCTTAATCCACTTTTCAAATATTTTTGCTGGCGGCATTTTATCTCTGTATCTAAATGGACTTGCAGAGCTTTCTGGATAAGTAGACTTAGAACCTTTGACACCCTTATTTAAAAACTCGCCATACTTTTCGCTTAAGAATGAAACTTTATTATCTTTAATAATATACTCAAGACTTTTAGATAATACACCTGACTTGTTATGTGTTCCAAACCTACCCCCTTTAGCAAGGTTTTGTCTGGACTTGTTAATAACAAACTCCGCATAATTTTCTAATGCCTTTTTAAATTCACTCATTAGCAATAAGTCATTTCGTCTTTAGTACCACAATCAAAAGTAACAGCCCAACCAGCAAGCATATTGTCAAACCTTTCTGTAAATGGTTCGCAGCTTGCAGTATTAATTAATTCAAATTTATCTCTATATAAATCACTCTTTTGTAAAACTCTTATAACTCTGGTTGCTAATGCTAATTGTGTGTTTAATATATCTTGCCTGTTGTCATTACCTCTATATAGATCAGTTACTTGTTCGTTGCTAATGTCTACTAAATCCATAAAGAAAATAGTAATGTTAAAAGTTACGTAGTTGTTATTGATAGTACTGTTGTTGACCATTACATGAGCTAAAGGAAATAAGCTCTGCTTCTTTAAATCAATGTCAGCAATATCACCAAATGTAATTTCATTATTAAATGGTTCTGCTACAACTACTTCTTTGATCTTGTCTATTATGTTGTAAAAACTGTTCATACTAATTTTATATAAGTTGGAGTGTGTTCTCCTAAGTCTTGTTCAATAAACTCATCTAAGCTATCAATAGCTTCATCAAAGTCGACACCCTCTCTTTGTATTAATAAATCTAAACATATCCAATAATCGTAAACTGCTTTAATTGGGTTGTTTGCTGATATACCTATAAACGCATCTTCAAACCCATCTACCAGAATAATGTGTTCATTCTCGATTAATAAATTACGTTCTGTTAATTCTTCTAATATATCGTCTTTTGTCATTATTTGTTTTTTAATAGTTGTTGTTCTAATTCATATTTGTCTTTTTCAAAAGCTAAGTGCATTAAACAGGTGTGGAGTTTTGATTTTGTGATACTATCGTATTTAAGAATGTTCCCGTTAGTAAGTCCGTAGATAGATTGATACCAGCCCCATTTTGCAGCGAATCCCGCATTTGCTGAGGAAGCTCGACCTCCTCCTGTGTTGCTAAATAATTCAGGGTAGTTTTCAGTAATTCGCTCTTTAAATTCCAAAAAAAAACAAGCGCACCAAATGCAATATCTAAAGTAATTTCTTTCATGTCGTACTTTTCAGCACTATCGTAATCTTCTATTAAGTATTGCTTTTTCTTTTTAAATGTTATTGGTCTAAATAAAACACCCATTGCTTTGTGCATGGACTCCCAGTCAGCAAGGTAGGTATCTAAGTCAACGTACTCACCAAAGCTAATGTCATCGAGTTTAGGTATAAATCCAAATTCTTTACCATTCATTTCGAATCTATCTATAAACTTAGGTGTATTAGTAAACAGCTTTGTAAGTTCTTCAGTAATATTATTAATGTCGCTTGCTTTTATTTGTAGAACATTCTTTAGTGGTATATTACAAAAAATCTCAATCATCTTCTGTTGTAAGAATGAATCCAGCTCTTTACCCTCAGCAATCTTTAACCACTTTTGGTATTGCTTTAAAGTAACTTCATTTAGAGTTTCAGGTATGTTAATTGTAAGTTTCATTTATATATAAACGTTTTAATTAGTGAATCGTTATATACAAATATAAAAAAAATAGGCAACGCTCTTTTGCCGACTACCTATTTTACCAAAACGCAAATTAATTTTTTGCTTAATCAAATATAATAAATTTCTGAGGACTTACACTAATATACATCGGACGCCTCTAATATCTTATCTTTTCTTATCTAAATGCTTAAGGTTGGCTTAAGCAACGCTTTAATAAATGTGGTATTCACCTAAACTTGGATTCTGTAATTGGTAGCTAACAGCATACCTTAGCGCATCAATAGCGTGATTAAAGTTATCTACTGGTGTTTGTGATTTCTTTTCTAACCAACAATAGTTGTTAAACTCTTTTATTAAATCTGTACTATCTTCAGTTATTACTAAATCATAATCTTGCAGTAAACTAATACCAAACGTAATACTTCCTTGACCTTTAATTGCTGGCACTACATTACAGTCTCTACTTAGTTCTGTTATTAATCTTGGTTCTGCTGAATCACCAACTATTAAATTATCTGCTGCAAACTTTTTATTTAATACTGCTATCTCACTTGTGGTTAATTTAGTTTGGTAGAAACATAGTTGTATATAGATAACTTTATTCTCTTTGTCTATACTTGTTTTAACGAGCGTTGAAGGATCGTTGCTAAATCCATAATCTTGACCAAATACAACTTTACCTACTTGTTGAAAATCTCCAATACTCCAATCAGTAAAAATAACACCCTCAGCTTTATCAAGCCAACTACCTTCAATTGTATGCTTGTATCTGTTTGGCCTTCTAACCTTCATTGTTTGAATCTGCTTAATATAGCTTTCTGAAAGGTTGTTTATATTGTCTAAGTATGTTGTGTGAATGTAGGTAGTATCTTCTTTAGTTATATTACTACCAGCAGCAACTCCTCTATCTTCAAACCATCTTTTATAAATAAAATGTTCTTTGGTTGTTGGGTTAAGTATTAATATTACTCTATTCTCTTGCATTTTATTTCTTACAGATAAATCTATTTTATCAAATATATCTTCGTCGTTTAAT